CGCTGATACTTCTTTTCCTTTGATGAATTTCTATGGAGATTTAGTTCAGTTTTATGGATCAAATCCATCTGGTCATCCGTTGACGGTTATCGTCAATAGTTTGGCCAATAGTTTGTATATGCGTTATGTTTATTGTCTCCTAAATCCTGAAGGTCAAAATTGCGACAATTTTAAAAAAGATGTTGCTTTGATGACCTATGGGGATGATAACATTATGGGTGTTAAACAGGGGTGTGACTGGTTTAATCACACAAGAATTCAGTATGCTTTGTCGACTATTGGTATTAAATATACCATGGCTGATAAGGAAGCTGAATCCGTACCTTATATTTCAATTACACAAGCATCTTTTCTTAAAAGAGAGTGGCGTTTTGACAATGATATTGGATATCACATGTGTCCTTTGGAACATGATTCAATTGTTAAAATGTTAACTCGAGTTGTTGCTTCCAGTATCCCACTGGAAGAACAAACCATGGAGGTAGTAGCCTCGGCGGTGCGAGAATACTTTCATTATGGTAAAGATGTCTTTGAATTGAAATCTGAGATGTTACAAAAAGCAGTAGAGGAAGCAGGATTACTCCCTTATGTGGAAGACCATACTTTTCCAAGTTGGCTTTCACTAAAGGAAAAATTTCTCAACTAATTTTAGTTAACAAAATGGCTTTATGATAATCAAGTCTAATTGAAACCAAAAGATTTCTCTTGTAACTAGTTACTGACACACATACAGTGGTTTGTATATTGTGTGTAGCGTGGAGTTACAGGACAGTTTACCAGGGCGTTCCCCAAAATCTCTATTTAGAGAAGAGTTAGGTTAACACTCACTTCAAACCAACCTCACCAGTCTAATACGTCTAAACTGGTGTTGTAAACCGACGTGGCAATTTTTTACATATCAAGAAAAATAAAAAGAACCAAACTTTTAAAAATAAAAACAATAAGAATGTGGCGTTGCCTTTTTCGGAAGGTGAAATCGTAGAAAATATTGATATTCTAGAATCTGAATTGAATATTTTGTATTCTCATCTTGCAGCAGTTAGGTGTTTTCAAGTGCAATCACTTGAAGAACATGAAGTTACTGGTTTCAAGGATGAGGATGAAGGCGATAACTCCGGATTCATAGGGAACACTGATAACGTTATGACCGATATCGATACGGGTGACTTTCTTTTGGCCAATTTCTTAGAACGGCCTGTAAGAATTCAATCCTTTACGATTCCTCAGAACGAAGCTTATTCTATCCGAACTTTTCAACCTTGGTTTGATTTCTTGGATGCTACGGCAATCAAGAAGAAGTTGGATAATTATGCTTATATTCAGGGTGACCTGCATCTGAAGGTGGTTGTGAATTCGACTCCCTTCATTTATGGAAATTATGGTATGTCCTATAGACCGTTGACCGGTTTTGGTTCACAACATGATTACAGTGCGACCACAAATCCCTTGTATGCGAATATTTTTACGCAGAGACCAACGATTTATATCGAAAGTCATAAGAATAAGGGTGGAGAATTAACTCTTCCATTTTTCTACCATAGAACTTGGTTGCCTTTAACTGCATCTGCTGTTACTGGTATGGGAGAGATTAATCTGTATCAGTTGGCTCCTTTTCAAGCAGCTAATCCAACGGCCACCAGTGATGTCACTGTTGTGGTGTATGCTTGGATGTCTAATGTTAAATTGGCAGGTAACACTGTTGATTTGGCTGTGCAAGCTCTTAAAGAGGATGAAGTTCGACCCGCAAGTGGAACTTCTGCTAAATCTGATTGGTCAAGCAAACCTATTTCCAAAGCAGCATCTGTTGTGGCTGGTGTAGCAAGATCATTAACGGCAGTGCCGGGGATAGGTCTCTATGCTATGGCCACAGAAATGGGGGCAACTCTAATTGGAACTGCAGCATCATTATTTGGATGGAGTAATCCACCAGTGATTGATAATGTAGCCCCTCTTAAAAATTTACCCTTTCATGCGTTTTCTACAAGTGAAATTTCAGTGCCCTTTGATAAACTAACTTTGGACCCTAAGAATGAACTCACGGTAGATCCAAGCATTGCAGGCCTGCCTAGCACGGACGAATTAGCGATCTCATATATTGCTCAACGTCCAGCTTTGATTCGTACCCAAGATTGGTTAACAACTGATATTGAAGATACTTCTCTTTTTAAGTTCAATGTAACCCCTACTGCATGTAGGGATATCGGTGTCGCACCGAGTAAAAGTTATATCGATACACCAGTAGGATATATTTCACGTCTCTTTTCTAATTGGAGAGGAGATTTGATTGTGAGAATTGTCCTTGTTAAGAGTCAGTATCATCAAGGAAGGCTGAGAGTCACTTATGACCCGCAAGGTGACATTTACTCTGATGCTGTTTCTGAAACAGTTGCCAATACCAAGATTATTGATATTTCTACCACTGATTATCTAGAGTTTAGAATTCCATATATGGCACCACAGTCGTGGTTGCGTGTGGATCCTGATATTAACACTGCTAATTCTGGAAAGGGAGGAGGACCAGGTACTTATGATTCGGATTACCATAATGGTAGATTCGAAATCAGAGTACTTAATACTCTTTCCTCTCCAGATGCAACTAAGGGTGTTAAATTACTCTACATGATTCGAGCGGCAGAAAACTTTGAGCTTGCTAATCCTAGTGATTTTAGGACTGACACTTCAATCTTTGAAGTTCAGAGTAAAGATGAGGATGAGTTTGAATGTTACGAAATGGGTGTTTGTACAACCCGACCAGATGATCTTTTGAAGGTTAACTTCGGTGAAGACATTCGCTCGTTACGTTCTGTTATGCGCAGAATGACCCGCCATACTATGGTTGGTCGTCAGGCGCCTAACACTGCTCCAGGTCCAATACAAATTCTTTCTCTAAATGAGTTGAACATTTATCCTGTGTGTTACGGGTATCAATCGTCTTCACCATATGATTTGGTGGAGATTGTTGGTGTTGGAAATGCACCAGGGCAATGGGCTAATGAGACACCGTTTACTTATCTTAGTATGCTTTTTGTTGGACAGCGTGGTTCTATGAACTATGCTTTCAACAATGTGACTTCTAGCAACATTCAATCCATTAATGTTCAAAGAAACAATGAACCAATGACCACCAGGTTATTCCGATTTTATTTCAACATTTACCGCTGTTGGTCAATGGAAAAGTAATGGAATTACTAGCGGTCTTACGGGACAGTCTCTCTTGAATGAGAAAACGCAGAGTGGAGTGACATTCACAATGCCATTCATGAGCAAATTTAAATTTTGCTCGACATCTCCAGAAGATAGAAATACTGGAGCAGATTACGACGATTCTGAAAACATGAATTTCACAGTAACAACGTACCGGTC